AGCGAGTTGTCGCTCACATACATGTCGCGAATTTTGAATTCAGGGGATCCGATATCGTAGGCATCGTTTGTGTCTGGAATGATGTCGCCCCCGATCGTGGTCTGGCCGGTCACCGATAACGTTCCGCTGACGTTAACATTGGTTGCTTCGATGGGCGCGGCAAATGTTGCGGTACCGCCGACTGACACGGTACTATCGAGGACCGCCGCGCCTTCCAATTTGGACGCACCTGAAACAGAGAGTGACCCGTCCAATGTAATTTTGTCCGTATCGACTTCTTTCAAATGAAGTACACCTGTAGGCATGATTTTATTTTAAAAGACAAATAAATCTAAAAAGATTGATTTTAAATTAAGAGATGGTATATGTATATCTAATTAAAATATTTTGCTCTCAATTTAAATACGTATTCATCATTTATTTTACGGTTGACTACGTCTTCGAATTTGTTTTCCTTTTTCAACATTTCGATTATAAAATCAATTGAAAACATGCCGCATTCGGTATTTTTGAACTGGTGCTTTTTGTAATTGACATATAACTTAAATTCTTTATTTGTGATTAATCTCAATTGAGATTTCATTGCATCATACAACTTATCGACGTATGAAAATTGCTTTTCTGCATTTGAGTCGTAGTAATAAAAGCCAAATTTTTGTGATTTTGGATTGATGTTTATATAAATCGCGACCCAATGGGATCCGGACATGTAATGTGGATCAAGGTTGAAAACAATGCCTAATTGATATTTTCGTTCATTCAAAAGGTTATCCACGTTTAGATCACACAATTCTTGCGAAACACACTGCCCCATGACGATGTCATCGTAGTTACGTGGGAAAACTCCTATTTGCATAAATGTTGGGTACTTGTTCTCGTACTGCTTGAGAACCTTCACAATATCAAAATTAGACAACCAAGTCCGTGGATTCTGCTTCCATTCGAGTGGTGCTTTTGGCCGAAAGTTGGCTTCGATCACGTCTTTTTTTTCAACCCAGCACGACTCGTCGTCTTTGCATTTTGATTTCATCTTTTTATGGATGTTTTTCTAAAGTTGTTTTTTATCTTTTGACACTCTAATTTTGTTTTTCTTGACAAGCTGTTGCTTATTATAATTTGTGGCGATCTTCTTCAATTGCTCGTAATTGAAGCATGTGAAGTTATCATCGTCGGTCGACGAGGGAGCGCACTGCATAATAATACCTTGCTTTACGTAGAGAAAATAATGATTTTCCCTAATTCTTATCCCGGCTGTGGAACTGCGTTTCATTTCTTCTCGATTTTATATGAAAAAAATTTAAACGGGCTTGGAAAATGAATGGAACGATGAATTTAAAACAAATAAATGCTATCAACGGAGCCATTCACGAGGAACTTTCTGTTGCCGGAAATATAACAAGTAAAGGGAATATACACTCGAAAAATATAAAATTAAATGAAGATTTATCTGTAGCAGGTGAAGTCAACATTGACAAAGATTTAACCGTGAGTGGGGGGGCGACGATAGACGGCGGTTTAGCCGTGTCAGATATTTTGAGTGACGTTTCGATTCGTGGATCGTTATCAGTTAATGATTCGATCCATTTGAGTGACAAACTGTTTGTCGGTGGTGACACGGGTGCAAATAACGTCATGATTGGAGGAGTGCTTTCAGTTTTTGGTACAACTACTGTCAACGGCCAGACGACATTGGGTGGACCAACTACGATCCGTGGGCATATAATTCCGGCGGCGGACGAAGCATACGACATTGGCAGTCCTGGACACAGAATACGGGATTTGTTTGTATCAGATCGTAGTTTATGGATTGGCGACCAGTCTCGAATATCGTATATGAATGGTAAATTACAGTTCATGAAACGAAAGATTGATTCTGTCCCGTCTTCTTTGTTAGAAGTAGCTCTAGATTCGGACTATGGATACTCGGACGAAGCAGAGGTCTTAGAAGCGGCCCTCGGTCATTGTGCAGTTGAGGACATCAAATCAATGAAGTTACAAGACTGGTTATCTTTCATGCGTACTTTCGATTCGAAATCTACTATTAATGACGTTTTCAATAAGAAAGAAGATTATTGTGAAACGAGTAGCTCCGATATATGGAAAGAGGATTTTGAAACTTCGAGCGTGTACACTAAATCTCGTGTAGGTTTCGGGATCAAACCGGAAGAACAGTTACATGTTGGAGGTAAATTGAAGGTGGAAGAGGGCTTTAGTTTGAAAAGAAAGTCAGTCGACTCGACATTGGACGCGTTTGTATTAGATACGGACAGTTACGGTACCGAGAATAACATATTTGATAGAACTGGGATGGGTGCGACTAGTTTAACGAGATTGTACAGGGTGTTCGGTATGAATTCAAGGGGATCGGGTAGAAGTTGGTATTGGGGGTTTGCGAATGATTCTGTCAAAAATTTTTCATTATCTTTCAAGGAATCGGGAAAGGATCCGAACTTGGCGTTTGTATTTACTGAAAATTCAGAATTATATTGCTCTCAGGTTCATGCAAATCTCAAGGGAAATGCGGATACGTCTTCTATATCGAGAAAGCTCGCAACGCCTCGGATGATAAACGGGGTACCTTTCGACGGTACTGAAGACATTCGGCTTCCGATTACATTTGACCTTGAAGGGGACGAACCGCTTACGAAACAATCGACTGGATCCTCGGATGACGTTTTCAATTATATTTTGAATGGCCCTATTCCAGGCAAAGCAAGTGGCGGTGCGATGCATTATATAAACGGTGCGGAAAGATTTACAGACGGTGGCCCAAATGTGTACACGATCAAGAATGGCGACGGTGATTTAAGGTTGGGAGATGTAAGCCGAAATATAGTTTTAGAGGGCACCGTGAAATTTGGGGTTCCAAGAAAAATAAATGGGATTGTTTTTGACGGAACCCAAGATATAAATCTACCTTCCAGTAGCGCCGCGACGGCCGCAAAATTACTGACCAAACGGAAAATAAATGACACGCCCTTTGACGGTACGACTGATATTAAAGTTGACGGGTTGAAATACAAAATAAATGAAGAGTGGCTGATGAGTACAGGGGAAGAAGTTGGATCTCACTTCAAAATCTTTGGCAAAACAGGTTCTGTGGTATTCAGAACAGATGGAACAGATGCGTTTGGAAACAATGGTAGATTTCCATTTGTTTGGTTATATGGAGGAGTTGATTCCAACGAGCACCGAAAAATGATTTTGAACAAGGACGGTAATTTGTGGACAGAATCGTACGGTTGGTTGCAAGACCGGTTTGCACCGTTAAATGGTTCGGAGTATACAGATTTCCAATGTAGTAATTTGCGCTTGAACAATTGGATACATTTTAATGAAGATGCTGGTTATACTTGGTGTGAAAATTCAACGGGAGCTGGTTGGAAAATGTATCCGAAAGATACTTCTTACATGGTTTTCAATGCTGGAGCGACGGCAAGTGGGGGAGTGTGTGGTACTGTTCAAACAGACACACCCAGAGGGTACGTTTCATGGACTTCAAATAATGAAATCGGGTTCTTGAATTGCGATGGAAATTGGTCTCTTAAAGTTCTCAAAAACAAAAACGTAAAATGTTTCTCGGACGTATTGATATCTGGTAAAATCAAGTTGGGTGACAAAGGAGCCGAATTTAAACTGTGTGACGTGAATTCGCATGGGACATTTGACACGCAATCTGGCGAAAATGAATGGGGAGGGTACGCTATTGACAATAAATGGGTGTTCACATCCAATAAAAATAAAGACTCGGGTACTTGTGGGATTTATGACGGCGAACAAAACAAGTGGGGAATTCAATTTAGTGAAAACTGTGAAACTTCCCTTTTTCACAACGGCGTATCTACGTTGGTAACCGAGAGTTCTGGAGTCAAAGTAAAGGGTGATTTAAATGCCGAGGGAATAATTCGAACAAGTGGTAATCAAATTTCTATAACGGGGCCGTCGCCGTCGGTTTTTTATTTCAATTCTAAACATGTGAGTGCCGTACAACATTGTGATAATGATAAGTTTTACTTATTGAGATCAGTTGAAAAACAATATGACAAGAAGAACGGAAAATGGCCTCTTGTGATTGATTTGAACACCAATGACTGCCACGTCGGGGGATGTCTTTTTGCGGATTCTTTGCGTGTTGACACAGACGTGAAATTATGCGAGGATCGAGGTAAATTATGTGTAGGCGGGTCCAGGTTGGGTAGATTCATGCAATTGAACGGTGACTCGTGGCTTCATGATCAAAAGAAAGGAGCAATTGAATTCAGAAATGGTGCCGGAAACAGGTTGGGCAAGATAAGGGGGCTCATTGAAAGTAACTGTGGCCCGAAAATGAAACACAATATTGAAACTTTGACATTCGAACAGTTAGACATTATGTATACAGACGCGCTTTCGATGGATCTCGTTTCATACTATCGCGCAGAAGAATCGCCCGGTTATCATTGCAAACGACTCGGTTTCATACTCGAACGTAGTCCAGACTATTTACTCACCGGAAGTAGTAAAGAATCGTATTTAGAATCGAATTGGATAAGTATGTTACACGCGGCCACCAAAGTTATTGATAAAAAAATGCGAGTAGTCATAGATGATGTTGGCAGGAATTTAGATTTCACTGGTCAACATAGGACGTTGATCGACGACAGAAAATTCTCGCAGTATGGTCACTTAGAAGGATTAATCGTTTGTGCTGATATCAATAAGTATGTAAATGACGAAGTGGCAATCGATAAAGCCACACCCATTGTCAATCTGTCAGCCTATCCTATGGACAAATCTGTGTTTGGCGTCGTATCAACGACGGAGATCGAAACCGACTTCAAACACAGCGCATACGTTCAAAGACAGACTGGTGACGTACGCGTCCGAATCAATTCCTCAGGTGAAGGGGGAATATGGGTATGCGACATAAACGGAGAAATCGAATCTGGTGATTACATAACTACCTCTGAGGTTCCCGGGTATGGAGCCAAACAAGATTCTGTGTTTTTAGCAAATTACACTGTCGCGAAATCAACAATGGATTGCGACTTCGAAAGATACAGAGACTTGAAAAAGGTCATAAAAACTAAAACTGAACGCGTGCCTTATTTCTACAAGGACGTCGAATCCATCGCTGACAAGGATAAATATGAATCTTGGAACGAAAAATACAGGTATCAAAAAGAAATGGAATGCTATACAAGATTGCAGTGGTGCACAACCGAATGCGCTGATGACAAGCCAGAATCATTCTACGTACTGAACAAATCCCGTTACATCGATAAACTCGGTATCACTGAAACCGGCATTACGACTAATCTCTCACAAGTTTACGACAAGGCCATGGCTACCGCAACCCAGCAACCAAGCTCAGTACCCACAAAGGGTACCTCGAAGGGCCAATCGAATAAGGTCGCAACCCCACAAAGCTTTAAAGACTTACCCGACAAGATAACTGCCGCTGAATGGTACAATCTTTCGGGTTGCCATCAAAGCGCATATTCTCTCGTACATGGTAAAATGGTCGAAACATACATATCCACTTCAGAATATGAAGACGGGCTGAAAGCCGGAAACATAGAATGGGAAGCAATGTGGAAAAAGTCTCGAAAGACTTTCAACATTGTCATAGAACGTTTCGAAACAAAAATTCCAACCAAGGGATACGAAGTCGAATACAGAAATGAAGAAGTCAATGATTTAGACGATGAAGGTCAATTACAGTGGAAAGATACAACCGTTATAAAGGAACGATACCCTATGCGATATTTATTACCGAATGGAAACCAAATTTCTCAAGATGAATATCAAACCAGGTTAACACAAAAAAAGACAGTTTACAAAGCTGCGTTTATCGGTTGCACATATCATGCAGGGTAAATCATGTTTAGATTGATTCCTTTTTATATTTTTCTCTGTAAGATTTAATGAAGGACATTAAATTGAAGAAAGGACTTTTTCTGATTCTTTCAATTACAGTACTCTGTATTTTGGGAGCAAATTTCTACAATAAAAAATCTGAAGCAAAATTCATATTTGATAAGACGTATTTAATAAATTTGGATAGGAGACCCGATAGATTGGAACGGTTTATGCGAACGTACGACGAATCCGACATGAGGAACGTGCCAATTCAACGAATCCGTGCAGTAGATGGGTCAGAGCTGGACATGTCGAAAGTTCCATTGTCAGATATTGCCAGGGGAGAATTAAAACAGATTGAAACTACAGGGTTCAGAAGCAGGCATTATCAAACCACTCGTGGGGGGTGCGGGTGTTACCTTTCGCACGTAAAGGTCTGGAAGGACATCGTCGAGAACAATTACAGCCATGGGCTCATCTTCGAAGATGACGTCAACGTCCCTGCGAATTTAAAAGCAAGTATTGTATCATCTATGAAAAGTATTCCTAGCGATTTTGATTTGGTATTATTTGGATATCATTGTAAAGATTGTGAAAACATGAAGGACTATCGCAAAGTAAATCGATTTATCTTGCTACACACTTATGCGATATCATATGCCGGTATTGTAAAGATATTGAAAACAAATTCCCTATTTCCTATTGCCCAACAGATAGACAGTTACCTTAGCGAATTGTCATTCGATATACTTAACATTTATGCAGTGAAGAACCCGGTGGTTCACCAGAACGGTTCTAGAACGGATATCCAAGCTCCCATAATTAAACTGAAGAATGTTGACGTGGATTCTAGATCAAAACTTGAAAAATCACCTGATATTAAAAAGTAATTTTCCAATTACCTTCGGCCACGATGATGGATATCATTCACGTCGCGAAACAGGTCGTGGTAGATGTTACCACTCACAGTAATTCTCGGGCCCGCTTTGTTTTGTTGTTCGACGCTGTGTTCCAGTGTTGGACCAAATATTAATATATCTCCCTGCTGAATTTCCGGTGTAGTGATTGGTTCATCATTGTTTAAATTTAGATGGAAACTTAATGGTCCGTCGATTCCATGTGAATATCTCGAAAAGTACGTGAAGCAGTAAAATGGCGTATCATCGCCGTCATTTATATGACAGTGTCGTCCTTGGTAATCACCAACATTGTACAGGTTCACCCAATAATCACATACGTTTGGATAATCCTTATCAGCCGAGAGAGATGCCAATTTCGGCGAGAGGGAATGTCTTTTGCATAATTTGTTGATGCATATCGATAATTCTTTTGATAATGTAGGTAAATCGTCGTCGCGCGCGTTGTAAAAAGCATTTGAAAGGTGTTCAGCATTCCACCCCTCTTTCTCACTTGCATCAAGACCTGTTTTATTGTAATATTTCTCAACTTCCCTGTTTATTTTTTCAGCGGTTGTCGCATTGACCCGATATCTGTAAACTGGTAAACCGCGTATCAAAGCGACTTCTTCTAGTTTACTTCTGGGTTGACGATACAGTTGAGATGATATCATCAAGATGAAAACAATGATTGATATTACAAACAAATTCATATTTAATTTACATGATATTGATATTAAAAAATATAATTCTCTAATCTCATAGCAGCTAGGCTGCCGTTGACTCGATTGCGCCAGTACGAAGCATGAAGTTTTTCAACTTCAATGGCCCAGTACCTTTGATGCGGGTCAAACTTTTACATGATATTATTCACTCGATTTTGTATATCGTTCCTTATTTTTGTTTGTAGTTTGTTCAATTCAACGAGACTTAACTTTGGCTTGGGATTTTCGAAGTCAAAATCTACTTTGTCTTCAATCGACGAGTATCCATGAACATAATTTTTAAGCCCACCATATCTATTGTCGGTGTGCAGACCAGAAAACAGTACAATTGCTGGGGTGTTGAAAGCCACACATGGAAGCGCGCAGTGTAATCTCGAAGTTATAACCAAGCGAGCCTGTGCGTATTTGTTAAGAAGCTTTTCTTTAACGTATTTTTGCCTAGCGTACATATCATCTTTATCAATCGACTCTGGAATTTCGTGTTCGATATACTCAGCTTGGTCTCTGATATGCTCTGGAATAAGTTTTTTCAACAGGTCATTACTTCCCCATGGGTATGTGACTTTCGACGACAAGTGAGCATCGACAATATATATTTTGTCACGTTTAGGATTTTTAAACGGATTCTTCAGAGTCAGTGTCAAACATCCACTGAAGTACGCATCTACGCCTTTCTTTTTTAACAATTTCATCGTGTGCAGGTCGCGACAGCCGATAGGTTCGTGTTTCTTGTAGTGTTTGATGGCTTTCGGTGATACCAAACCCTTTTTTTCAATATGAAAAGCGATATACAGCGGGTTGACGTTGCGATGGGGAGGGAAATTTTTATCGTTATGCATCCACCAACCGTTCATTATCACATTACACCTTCTCTTTTCTTTATTCAAGTGTTCGCGATCGACAATTATGGTGTTGGCACCTTTTGGGATGAATTGCATTTGGGCAATTGTCTGGACATCGTCACCCAGATTACTAGTATTCGCGAATAAAATTCCCCAGGTTCTAGTTTTAGTCTTACTTTTTATGAATTTGTAAAGTAGTATTGTTAATACAATGAAGCACACAGCGCTAGCTATGAAAAGAATGTTTTTCTTCATCTTTAATTTGTAGAAGATAAATATAATTATGCCATATTTATCTCTTGATTAAGCTTTTCAAATTATCATATGAAGAAATCGGAGTTAATAAAGGAATTAAATTGTTGTTATGTTTGACTTTGTCATAATTCCACCTCCAACACGTGGCGCACCACGTTCGCAATATTGTCCAGAGTTGAATTAATTTCTGGACAAACAGAGCATAGCGAGTTGGTCGATAACTCAGCGGCCCCGTACGATTCTCGTTCACTGTGCCTAAACAAACATTTGTCACCGTACTTACAAAACCCGTCGATCCAGTATCCTCTACATGACTTTGTTTTGTAGTTCGCAGGTAACTTTGCGGGGACGAGTTCTTGGATTCCGTGGGCAAACTGAAGAACGTTGAAGAAAAGTCAGGAAACGGTTTCATAGAGGAAGAACGAACGGCTAAGAGTAAGATGCCCAAGATGCCTAAGATGCCTAAGATGCCTGATAACATGACGGGAGCTGGGACGCACCTTGCAATTGGAACCATACGTGCACCATCCACGCGCTTCATAATTTTTGCACAGTGCAGTTTTATGGCGTTGGTGGTATTGCAGCATATACTGGTCGCGGCGATGCGTGCTGGTGGTGACGTGTTATGACGGCGCACAATCGGGTGGCGCATATTTCATAGAGACCGTAAAAAACAGATCACTAAAGATTATTTAGTGTTTTTTTTCATTTCTGCATAAAAGCTTCTTTCAGAGATTTAACCGTGATTTTTTTGTTTTTGACAGCATTAGAGTAAATGTTTGTCAGCATTTCGTTGACGAATTCCTTATCTTTCTTGTTAGCGAACTTGCTCATTTTTTTGAGATCTGGTACGCTGACGAAATCGTAACGTTTGTTACCGCCGCCGGTACATGCTTTTCCACCTTTGAAGGTGGCGTTCATAGCTGGTCGTGTTATTGTCGGAGTGGCGTCAGAAATGTTCCTGGAAGACGCATCGGATACGTATGAACCGCTATTTCTGCCGAAGTACTCAGATGGAAGTGTAGTGCTGCCACCGTTTTGCACGTAAAGAGTTCTCAGATATCCGCCAATTGTTTTATCGTGCATTTCGTCGACATTCATCATTTTACGCACAGTTGGAGAGATATTGTTTGCATTAATTCCATTGTCCGAGAAGAATTCATCTAATCCCTTCATGATCTTTTTATATTAACAAAATATTTATTTTACTGTTCAGGAGAAAATCGTTGCATTTTTTTCTCATTGAATATTAGAATATATTTTATAATGGTATCGTCAATTGACGAAGCATTCGTAGAACCTTTTCAGCAGCAAAATCATGAGAGGACGTACTCGCCAGATAATTCACTGATAAACCAATCGAAAGATAATCAAGCAACAACCGAAGCGACCTTTTGTATCAAGGGCCAAAAATTTGATGGATCGAAATGTTTGCCATGTGAGAATGGAGCATATCAGGATTACCCCAAGCAGCATAGAAAGACAGAATGTAAAAAACAACCGGAACTGAAAGCATCGGATTGTCCGGACGGTCAGTACTTCTTCAAGACAGGAGACGAAAAAGCAGATATTTACGATGAAACCAAAAATCGGAAATTGAACACTGGAGATTTCTGCAAGCCACATGAGCCATTCGGTCCGATGAATTGTGCAGCAAATACTTATCTCGTTTCAGCGAATGTGCCTAATTTACGGAAAGATACAAAAGATAGGAAGCTCACTAAAGATGATTACTGCTCCAAACAAACCGAGTTCAAAGACATAACTTGCGAAAAACCCGGATTCTTCGAAAACATCACTTTGTATAACACCATAAAAAATGCCCGTGAAACCAAGGCCAACGGTGTCAACGTTTGTTCGTCAACAGCACTGTCTAGTCAAAAGGTGGAAGTGCATCACACACATTTCGATGCGACGCAAAATAAGAGGAGTTTTAGGACGCTGAAGGTCTCAGGAAAAGTGAATAACGCTGGAAAAGTGTCTTTAAAACCTACGGCGCAGAGAGAGATAAAAACCATGAACACGCCCCATTCAAAGCGGAGCTCTTCTTCCGCGTGGAATAACGCGAAAATAGGAGAAGGCTGTAACGATGGCAATTTAGACAAGGGCGGTTGGTGTTCAAAACAAAATGCATGGGGGCAGTGGTATCAAATGGACAATGGGAGCGATACAGTGGTCACCGGGGTAGTCACCCAGGGAAGAAATTGCTGTAGTCAATGGGTCAAGACCTTCAAAGTTTTGGCGAAAATGGCAACGGGCAATTGGTTCTGGGTCGACAATCAAAAAGTGTACAATGGGAATTTCGATCATAACACCAAAGTGATATCAGATTTTAACAATCCGATAGTAGCCAGGTATATTCGAATTTACCCAGCTTCTTGGAGTCACCACATGTCAATGCGGTGTGAGATTCGCTGTGCGAACGTGAGGGCAATTGCCAACGCGAATGAAACAACTGTCAATGTCGGAAAAAACGCAGCTTTTAACATAACTAGAACGGAGCCTGCTATAGGGATGTATTACTTCGATGTCATATTTACCGATGCATACAAAAATAGAGCTACTAAAATAGGTACTGTAGATGGTGCATATTTATATGATTTTAAATTCAGTTTGAACAGGCATGCTCAGCACGTGAGAAAAGGCAGCAATAATTATCTGCACCCGAACGGTTTTGGTGAAAATGTCGCGTCAATTACCTCGTCAGCTTTTAATAAAAATAGCGCTACGGTTCAAAACATAAAGTACACCACTAAAAACTTGCGATCAGGTCACACCTTGGAACAAACTTACAAGGCCACGGTATACACCGTCGCGGCCTCCATAAAAACCCACGCCACGCAAAATACGAAGGTTGGCCATGACCATCATGCTCCGACGTTCAATACAACCAACATGACTGTAGCATACATCGGAGGTATGCCCGGCAAAAACTCAGTCCAAGGAAACGCACATACTTACACTGGGCACTATCAAGCGGTAGATAACTATGACCCTGCTTATAAAATTAACTTGCACCCAAGAGTCACGAAATACAAACACGTCTGGCCTTCGCTCAAAGATATACGCATTCGCGTGCACAAGCCATACCACTGGCACCACCATTTCACAAATTGGGGAATCAATTGCGATATAACACACGCGCAGTACAACTGGCATCCTCACGGTAACATAAACAATGACTGGGTCCGAACGCACGTTCACGATAGACATTTACGCTTTCATGCGAGAAATAAGTACAATCACGGTGAAGGTAAGTGGTATCATGTTTGGGTTAGGGTATATAACGCGACAGCTTCAATAAAATCACATGCACACCAAAACACGAAGGTTGGTCATAACCACGTCGCCCCACAATTCAATTTGACTAACATGACTGTAGCATATATCGGAGGTATGCCCGGCAAAAACTCAGTCCATGGAAACGCACATACTTACACTGGGCACTATCAAGCGACCGATAAGTACGACTCTTCATATAAAATCAACCTTCATCCAAAGGTGACAAAATACAAATTTTCTTGGCCAAGCGTCAAACATGTTACTATTCGTCGGTATCAGGGCTACCATTGGCACAACAATTTCTCATCTTGGGGTGTAAACTGCTCTATTACACACGCACAATACAACTGGCATCCTCACGGTAACATCGACATTAATTGGGTAAAGAATCACATTCACCACAGAACCTATAGATTTCACGCCCGAAATAATTACAACCACGCGGAAGGGAAGTGGTTGTATGCGGAAGTCAACGTGCTATCTGACACGTATCGTGTTAATGTAAGAGCGTACGTTCGTCATAAGCATTACGGAGCCGGAAACGTTGATTGCGACATGCAAATACGCAACCACCACGATCACCATTTCGCCACGTGTCACTTCAACACGAATCACGGACATCAACACAAACCATGGTGCGGATACAACATAAAGCATGGCGAGAGAATGAGGGTAACGTTAAATGGCCATTGCAAACATGATGAGACATATTCAGCATATGCTGCTGATCAAAATTGGGTATACAATGCAAAAAATATAACGCAACACGTCGACATTCATAACCACCCAGCTGTGAAAAGAAAGGCAGACGCGGATAAGGCTGCCGCTGATAAGGCTGCCGCTGATAAGGCTGCAAAGGAAGCCGCTGATAGGGCTGCAAAGGCTGCAAAAGATGCCATCAAAAAGGTTACAAAAGTAAAAACCCGCCGCCGCAGAAGCCGCGGTCATTGAAAAACTTCATGCTTCGTACTGGCGCAATCTGCCCAACGGCGTACTAGCTGCAATGAGATTAGAAAATTGTTTTTTCTTTATATCCATATTCATAACATAAGCAAAAAATGTTTTTATACAGTAAACATGAGCTCGAAATACAAGATAGACCCAAAGAATCCATGGAGAGACCCTAGGGGGTGCACGGCTTTGCCAGCTGGCTGCCCCAAACCACTCTGTGCAGAGCTTCCCCAACACAACACATGTAGCCCTCTTAAAATTAAGCAGAAATTTCAACCACAAATCGATGAAGCGAATGTCAGATTAGCACGAGAGAATGCAAAATTACAAGCTGAGCAGCAGTGCAGTTCAATCCAAAGCCAGGTCGCCTCAACTAAAGCTGCTCTGGCAGAGTGCAACACAAAGAAATCCGCTTGCGAACAATCTAGACAGGGGGGAGCCGGGCGAAGGGCTGATAAACGCGAACCGAAAAAAGAAAAAAAACAGAGAGGAGGGGTACAAGAGAGCATGCCACCTGAAACTCCTGGACAACTTACAAAGAGATTAGTAGCAGAACTTAAAGCGGTAAATGCCAAAATAGAAGAAGCAAAAGCCAAATTAGCAGCTGGAGCGACGTGTAGTGCAAATCTGGCTGTTCTGACTACTGAACTCACTTCAATTAAGACAGCTCTCGCAGACTGCGACGCGAAGAGAATAGCTGTTTGCGAAGCACCTAAACCCGTCGATAATGGCACATTTAACCTCAACACAAGAGCCGATTTGAATCACATTCGGGGAGCGGGGCGTAAGGTTTACGGGACGTACCAACGAGGACCAAAAAAAGGTAAACTCAAGAAAGGGTTCAAGTTTGTGAATGGAGTAGCGACAAAAGTGATGTGAGAATCTATGTCTTAAATAACAACCTGGGATCCTCGTACAGTATACCATTTTTAATTTTTTCTATGTGTTTGTCACTTGGTTCTTTTGACGTAATTTCAAAAAGATATTCATCCAGCCTTTTACACGTATCGGAGTCGTGTTCGGAACATTGATGCTCGTCGTCTTCGTCGGAAAGAATTACCGGATTGTCAGTTATAGTCAACATTCTAGTATCAATAAGATCACCGGTTTTTTGAAATTCTTTCGAAGAATACCAGAACGTCCCATCCTTTTTGAACGGAATGTAGAAATCCATATCTATATACATGTTCATCGACAGTCCTGTTTGAATTCCATATATAATCAAATCTCTGATTTTCAGCTTGTACTTATGGTCCGCGTCGTCGTATTCCGGGTGTGTTAAAATGACGTCGACGTCATGTGCGTCCGAGGGTGTTTCCAGATACGTTCCAACAAGGTATACCTCGACGCTTATTTTCCTCGAGTCGATATACATTTTTAGCTGCGACAACCACGATAGGAACTTTTCTCTCGGTGGAGGTCCCAATATGAAAATTCCTTTACATGGACCTATTTGAAGTTTTTCAAATTTCATGACTATATACAAATGATATTTTTTATGCGTTGAATGTATACGGATGAGACTGCTTAAAAAGGATGAAATTGGTTTGAGCAATTTTTCTCGAAACCTGTCAGATTCAAATAACACCTGCTACAACTACGATATAAACGTTTGCCGAATTTCAAGATTGGATCAAATTGAATTCGAAAACTTGGAAAAGGGAGGATACACGTACGTAATCACAGAGTCCTCGAATATCATAGCATCTAAGGTATTAGATATATCAGAAGATGGTTCGAAGCACCTTCAAATTATAAATCACGCAAGCGACAATTGTTTCTTGACTGGTGGAGAATTCTACATTGCACAATCTAGTGTCTTCTTTAACGTATATTCTGGCGTATTTGAATGTAATACTGATTACAATATTGAAAACCATGAAAACGAATTCATGTCGTCAATACATACAATTTTCGAGAATTCTTTTCGCCGGAACGCATTTTACACAACCGAAAAAATAATAAAATATCTATAGCATCACACATCCTTTGCGCGGGGGCGAATATCACGCGATGGAGTACGCAACCCTGGCGGATTACGAAGATGTTCTAGATCATTTCACAAACATGGCAACCGTGTCGGAATGTACCGACCTAGCGTGTCCGATCACACGTGATATGACCCTGGACCACTTTATGTTGACAGCATCTGGTCACACGTACGAGGTAGAATGTCACCCAGAGCATCTACGAGACATCCATGATGACTGTGTATCGCAAATACATGTTCCACGTACAGACACGACAATCAATGCGGCAGTAGACAAGCGGGTGACGCACAAGAGGGCGTATCGCACAACTGCAGAATTCAGGGAAAAGCAGGCGGCATATAACAAGGCTTATCGCGGAACTCCGGAGAACAAAAAAAAGTTTGCGGAATATCGCAAGACGTATCGCGAAACTCCAAAGTACAAAGAGAAAGCGGCCGCATACAACAGGGCTCGTCGCGAAGCCCGGCGGGCAGCTAACATCAAAACCCGTCGTGAGAGAGATGAATCAAAGCAAAACGATTGTCACTAAAAGGGCTACAGCATGTACCGCATTTTTTCTCTCCTCACTCGTAGCCCATCGTTGTCGCGTTTCGCGTACGCAACACCGCACGCATTACATAACGTCAGTGGTCCGTCTGGCCCCTGCCGCCACTGCGGTGTTTTTGCTTCGGCGCAATTCACACACGTTTTTTTAACACGATACGTCTTGCCATGTTCGGTCGTTCGAACCTTATGAGGAGCGAAGCATGTGACGACCTCCGTACCCGGTTCTTCCATCCTCGCCGCCGCCAACGGGTCCGTCAACTGGACCACGTAGTCGTCAAAGGATGTTCGGGGGTAATGTGCATCGACATCGAAACCTGGATAGTACTCTTTGAGTACCTGGTCGACATTCTCTATTTCGAATACGGCTGCCATAGTCCTTCGTGGGCGCCGTGTAGATGTCGTGCGGACTGATAAGTGGATCCAAGATATTTACTGTATCCTTCTAAGAAGTGATACATTCATCAAAATTTCGTTTTTCATAATTTTCCATCCGCGACCCAATAACCCAAAAAATATAAACATAAGATATAATGGAAAGAATCTCCTGGGAGAAGTATTTTATTGATATTGCTTCGCTGTCTTCAATAAGATCTCCATGTTCGAGGTTGAAAGTTGGCTGTGTGTTAGTGAAAGATAACAGGCTTCTGAGTATGGGGTACAATGGGTTTTTGAGCGGTTGTCCTCATAAATCAATCATCGTTGATAACCACGAACAGGCCACAATCCATGCGGAAATCAACGCTATTACGGATGCGGCGAAGCGTGGAGTGAGTGTCGACGGTGCAACAGCATACATCACACACCATCCTTGTTTGAACTGTTATAAAGCACTAGCAGCCAGTGGTGTGCAGCAGATAATATATGCAGAAGACTATAAAAACGACCCGATCATTCAAGATCTGGATTATGCCCTTCCGATTCGAAAGTTTTCTTGATTTTTTCCCTACGATTGGCGATGAAGTCACTCAACGTGGTATATGCATCTGCAACTATACTATCAAACTGGGATTCATCTATATCAAAAGACATTCGTTTTATGTTGAAACCATTACTTGAACACTCTATTAAACATTCATTCTCATGTTTTTTTATTGAATGATTTTTTATTATCGAGTAAAACATCTTCGTGAAAAATTCGATGCATGAACTCACCGTCGTCTGTTTCGAAACAAGATTCAAGCCTAGTGTATGCTGGTCATTTTTGAAGTAATTAAATGGGAAGTTATCATAAATAAAGGCGTCAACAAAGTAATGCTCGTTGTAAAGCACGGGTGTAAATAGCAAAGGAATTGATGTGCTTGCTCTGATTGCTTGAATAACGCCCATTTCAGGAGTTGTATCTATTGAAAAATATTCAATATTCGAAGTGTGCACGTTAGCAGCTGCAACTATCAAATTTTTCCCGAAGCGTTTAGCGAGGTCACGAAATGTAATATTTTCATCGAGGTTTCTCAACGAAAGAAGACTATTTACAAGTTCTACAATACCAAACCCCTCGTCTAGACCATATTTTTCCACGAGAGTCTTCATGCTATGAATGTGTATATGGTTGATGCGTACCTCTGAAAGCCCTTGTAACCAATTCTTCGTTTCTTCATAACTTAAATCCAAAACAAGAATCAACGCAAATATTGCCCCAGAAGACACTCCAAGAACATTTTTAAGAGTACTTTTTATTTCTCTATTTCTCTGTAAGTATTGTAAACAACCCAGGTAAGCTATCGCTGCGAGCCCACCACCTGATAAAACTATGTTTGCAAACATATCACAAGTGAACTACAACATGTGGACATTTTACTTTTTTGAAATCAAGCGAAAAACAGTTTTACACCTCAGATGACGTGTGGGCGACATCAGCGAAGCATTAACTTATTTACCTTATCAAATTGAATTCTAGACTTTCTATCTCTTTCTTCTAGAACACGTTTACGTTGTTGCTCTTTGAGTTTCGATTTCTTATCCTGTTCCTCTATTACTCTTCTGTCGTCGTCTGTTAGTTCGAATGTCTGCTTTTGCCTCTGCTTCTTGATGTCTTCTAAATTTTTGAATTTCTTATGTTCTCTGATCTGTGATTTTTCAACGAGCTTGTTCGTTGTGTGTGCCTTCATGTAATCACTGTACAGTAATTGCCTCCCCATCGTATCACTTGAAAAATCGTCAACATTTTCGACACCAAGTTCATCGTATCCGAGTTTTTTCGATTGAACACACAAAGCTTCCGGTTCCCTATACCTTACAATATCAGTATTTAAAGGCTTTTCGTTATCGAAGCTTCTGTGTAAATCTTTCTCACTTTGAACTCTTCTTTCGATATTTATGTCCTCGCGTAAGGGGGACGATGCAGCCATAACAGTTCCATAACCGTCGTCGTTTACGTCGTTCAATCTGTTATCGTCAAAAATTCTGTTGAACTTCGTTTGAAATTCGTCGTCAAATTCATATTTGTCTTGCGCAAAGTGGACGCTTCGCTTTCCTTTCTGTTCATCAGTATATTTTTTAGAATCATTTTTCATTTGCTCGAAACTTTTTTCCTCTTCTAACTTCTTTAGCCGGAAGATTTCACGATAAGCCTCGACTACAATATTAAACATTTCATCCGTTCCACCTTTGTCTGGATGGACATTCTTGGCGACTGCTTTGAAAGCATTTCTGATGCTATCCAAACTGTCGTTCCTAGAAACCTTCAAAACTTTAAATGGGTCCATCTTAAATACAGAATGATTTTAAATTTCTTTCTTCGTTCGCATCGGTGCGCGCGTTCGCAGCAAAAAATTTGTGAACTTACACAAAATGCCCGAAGAAGCAATTGTATTTGTTTCTCACAAATGCCCCCATTCTAATGAAATTTCAAAACTTATCACAGAACTCGACTTGAAAATAAAAATCAATATTGTAGATGTTAAATCACTTGACAAAATCCCTTCATTCATAGACAGGGTTCCCTTACTATTTACACATGATGAAAAAATATACCATGACGAAGAACTTTTCACTTACATAAAGTCTCAAGAGATTTCAGTCGAACCATTCATGTTAAACGAAATGCAAGGCATGTCAGACTACTATTCCTTTATGGGAGAAGATGAAGCCAAAAAATTAGATCATGTTTACTCGTTCCTTGATAAAGAAGAAGAATTAATAACCCAGAATACAGGCACCAGTGACGAAGAATCTGATCGAATCGTAAATTACGAAAAATACATGGAAACACGCGCGGATGACATCAAAGACATCTTGAAACAACAAACACCTGCAGCTGCGTGAAATAATATCTACGAGTAAGTAATGATCAAAGTGGACTCTCGTAAAATTGTGGGCGCGATTATTTTAATTTTCATAATTACCCTCATGGTGAGATATTTCACGGCAACCGACATACCCTCTACTAAAGAACAGTTTGAAGAGCGGAAGAAGACATTCAATACGTATTCTTCAGATAGCGACGACGACGATCTCGATGACGACATCCGGAAATACAAATCATATTTCCGTGAAGATGACTCCATTGCAGCAATAAGAATTCATGCATACAAGGTTAAAGCCATAAGTACTTGGAGAGAATTAAACTTGCAAAAATTCGATAAGAAAAACTTTAACGTTTCCAATGACAATCCAATTCATAGGTTGTCTTTTCTGAAAGATGAAAAGAGTGTATTCAAAGAAAAATATGAAAACGTGCACAAACCATGTGTCATAACTGACATGGCGAACGACTGGCCAGCTACAAAGCTATGGAATTTCGATTATTTCAACGACAAGTACGGAAATTACAAGTTCTCTATTAATAATAAAGAATTGAAGTTCAAATACTGGCATCATTATGCGACTCATTCCAAGCATAGAATGGACGATGATCCAATATACATTTTCGATCAAAGCTTTCTCCAACGTCCAGGAACAAGTAAACTAGGAGAAGATTACAAAGTTCCCAGTTGGTTCGATGAAGATGAACTTTCAATCCTTTCTGATTGGATTAGACCGCCTCACGCATGGCTTATCGTAGGTATTCCTCGCAGTGGCTCCTCATTGCACATTGATCCGTTGGCTACTCATGCGTGGAATACGTTAGTTCGTGGTAGAAAAAGATGGGTGTTGTTCCCACCAGAAACAAAATTTACAGACGAAGATAAATCATTATCTGGACATTTGTGGTTCAATAAGGTTCTTCCGAAGTACAAAAAAATTAGACACTACGATTTCGTTCAAGAGGAGGGTGATACGATTTTTCTTCCCGTAAATTGGTGGCATATTACACTGGTTGTTGAAGATAGTATGTGTGTTACTCAGAACTATATCGGAAAAAGTAATATGAAAATGGCCAAAGACTCAATTATGAAAGAAAGACCTAAACTATTTAGGTACTGGATGGAAGAAAAAGGCATAGTGATTCAGAACGAAGACAAATTCGTACGAGAAGATGTTTATGATTCTACCGATTCAGAAATGTCTGATGATGATGATGACGACGATGAGTGAATTACACTTTTGCACAGGATATACCGACCGTCATCTACCCTCCAAACCCGTACAATGACCGCCCCTGTCGCTTCAGGGCGTAGACGACGTCTATGGCATTTACAGTCTTGCGTCGAGCATGGGTCGTGTACTCAATGGCGTCACGAATCACGCCTTCGAGAAAGACTTTGAGGACACCACGGGTCTCTTCATAGATGAGACCGGATATACGCTTAACACCTCCGCGGCGTGCGAGACGACGAATTGCCGGCTTCGTGATACCTTGGATGTTGTCGCGAAGGAACATGCGATGGCGTTTAGAGCCGCCTTTTCCAAGGCCTTTGCCACCTTTACCACGTCCTCTTGGCGTGGGGCGTACCTTTGCCTGAGCGGCAGCTTTTTCAGCGGCAGCTTTTTCAGCGGCAGCTTTTTCAGCGGCAGCTTTTTCATCTGCAGCTCTATAGACGGCGTCCCGCCTGGCCTTGTCAATTTCATCCGGTGCAAACCATTGCCCTTTTTCTCGCAATGTCACCTCGAGCCTTTCCCACCTTTCCCTATCCTCCAGCAATTGCTTGATTTCGGCGCTACTATATTCGGGCGGTCCACTTCTGCCGTACATGTCGGGCTTCGGAAATTGGTGTCGAAACGAGTTATTAATGTCGTGTCAACAGGAAAAGTTACATCATAATTTCGAGAGAACAACTAACAGTTTGCTTTTCCGAAATATCCATAGAAGCTCAGGCCCTTTTCCGAGGAATCTATTTCAGCATTTTTGCGGGAAGAACTCTTGCCTATTCCGATTATGTCGCCTTTGTCGTTTTTACACACGACAGTATGAAGTTTTCCGGTGTCGACTTCTGATACGGAAACTTCATGAAACGTCGGCCTCCAATTAAACGTATGCATGCAATATTTGATAAGAACGTCTTTGTGGTTCTGAACATTGTGTATGAGGTCGCTAAAGTCAACGAGTGATTCGACCACTGCGATGATCCACTTCTCTGCCGCTTGGAACCCGCGACCGTTCTTATCTTCATGATCCAGGAAAATAGCTCCGATGAAGGCTTCAAAAGCATCCTCAAGAATATTCTTGGTTGATCTACCTCTGTTTTTTTCAATCTGCTTTGAAATTACCAGGTGTTTACCGAGCCCGATTTTATCAGCTAAACAGGCTAACATTTTCCCATTCACAAGTTTAGTTCGCATAGTGGTGAGAAAACCTTCGTTATTCTCAGGGTACCTTTCAAAAACATACCTTGCTATAGTCAGACTAAGAATTGAGTCACCGAGAAACTCGAGTCTCTCGTTCGAGTTTTCTTGGAGCGGTAAACAATTAGTTGGACATTTCGTGTTCCCGTCCAGGTAGTTTTCATTCTTTCTGGTCACATAACTTTTATGGATGAATGCGCGTCTATAATAATTAATGTCGTAGTATTCATCAATGTCGAATTGATTTAGAATATCAGATAGTTCATCGTGTTGTAAAGCGACGTTCGTTTCATTATACGGAAGATCATCTTCGATCGATGTGGCCATTTACTCTCACCATCAGTATGAACTTATGTTCTTATATGGTTTTGGCGCTCACTAATGGAATATATTTTTGAGTCGATGTGATCGAACTATTATTTATTAGATGGATCTAGATGCGATTTGGAAAACAGTCGACGCGTTACGAACGCGGCCGAATAATGTGACTCCTGTCCGTCAAGTATGTGACTGCGGTGTAGAGATTCAAGATACGGTAAACGGTGACATAATATGTTTCGAATGTGGAAGTATAAAGGCGGAACGTGTGACGCTTGCGCAGGACCAATTCGATCACAATGATAATAAAGTTATGTTGGAGAGTTCTAAGGACGAGTTTTTTGAGAACAAACAAGTTTCAACAAAGATAGGAAGGACTTGGGGACTGAAACACGCTCCGAGCGTCTTGTTTAAAAGATTGCATCAGCACACGTCGATCAATCAACATCAGCTGTACAGAAGCAGAGAATTCGCGGAGATAGAAAGAATATGCGAAACTCTTCAGACAAGTTTGACGGTGGCGAATAGTGCAAAGCATTACTTCAATGCCTTGTGTAAGTTGAAATGTTTTCGCGGGGTCAACCGTAAAGCTATGAAAGGCTGTTCGATCTTGCGATCATTGAAAGATAACAATGTGTCGAGAGATATTACAGAGATGCTCAAAGCGTGTAACATTGATAAAAAAACCATATTGACGAGAAATATCAAAATATACGAGAAAATAACCGGTTGTAAGCTATTGCAAGAGAACTGTTGTCCAGAGGTGTATAGATATTTGCAGCGACTGGGGATCGGTAAGGACATGTTGTTCAAATTGTCAAACGAAGTCGTCAAAAAACGAGAAAAGTACACCAGGGACCCACTGTTTCAGGGGAAATCTCCAAGGATCGTGTACGCAATAATACTCAAAGACTTGGGGTATACTAAAAGAGATATTTGTGACGCATTACAAGTATCACTGACAGCATTTTGACAGCATTTTGACAGCATTTTGACAGCATTTTGA